GGGACAGGTGTAGTTACCGCTGGTGTTCCAGCCGTTCTATATGACCTGATTGCTATCGGCTATAATACACGTACTACAGCCCATTACTGTGTCCCTGCTGGCTATACGGCATACTTAGTACAAGGCACCATAACTGCAGGACAAGCCTCGGGTTCTACATCCATTACAGCGTTTTTGAAACAGCACAGTCCTGACGGTATTTTACGCGTCGCTGCTGTGTCTACACTAAATAACGGCTCTGTTACCTACGACTTTACGTACCCTATTGCAGTAGCAGAAAAAAACTGTATTGGTGCTTCAGCCATTGGTATTGCTGCAAACAACTCAGCTAGCGCATTCTTTAATATTGTGTTAATAAAGAATAATGGAACTGCATAATGAGCGTAGAACGAGAGCTAGCGGTACATGAAACTGAGATTAAACATCTACAAGCTGATATGGATAAATTGGTCCAGGACATGGAGTCAATTAAAGCTACGCTTAATGACATTAACACAACCCTTGCGGAAGCTCGTGGGGGTTGGAGAGTCTTGATGATGGTTGGCGGTGCTGGCGGTGCGTTAGGCGCTTTAGTTACTCAATTTGCACATAAAGTATTTGGTTAGGAGTTAATATGATAGTAAACGAAAACGGTTGGGGCAACAAAGAAGAGCCTAAGAAAGAAGTTAAAGAAGAAAAAGCAAAAGCAAAAGAGGACAAACAGTCCTTCTTCTCTGTGAAAGCTAAGAGCAATGCCGAGCAAAAGTAAAACTCAGCATAACACTATGGCAGCTGCGGCACACAACCCTAAATTTGCTAAGAAGGTGGGTATCCCTACTAAAGTAGCAAAAGAGTTTAACGAGGCTGACAAGGGCAAGACCTTTAAAAAAGGCGGCGTATCATTAGCCGTCGGTCGTGGTGAGAAATTAGCTACAGATAAAGGTGCTGGACTTACTGCCAAAGGTCGTGCAAAGTATAATGCAGCAACAGGGTCTAACTTAAAAGCTCCTCAGCCAGAAGGCGGTCCTCGTAAAAAATCGTTTTGTGCCCGTATGTCAGGTATGCCAGGCCCAATGAAAGATGAGAATGGCAAACCTACTCGTAAAGCAGCGTCGCTAAGACGTTGGAAATGTTAATAAAGGAACTATTATGAAACACGAAGACATTAAGATGGATAAAAAGACAGTTAAAAAAGCTGTTGGCATGCATGATAAACAAATGCACGGTGGCAAGAAAACTGACCTAGCAGCCCTTAAAAAAGGTGGCTGTACTAAGATGGCTTTTGGCGGCGCAGCAAAAGCGGCTGGAAATGCAATAAATGCGGTTAAAGCGTCAGCTCCAGCAAGACCATCAGGTATGGGCACAATGGGTGGTATGGGTCGAAGAGGTGCTGCAGCTCCCGGTGCTATTAATACCACACCTAATGTAAGAAGTACTATGATGCCAGCAGCGCCAAAATCAGCGGGTCTAGGCTCATTAGTAAAAGGGTCAACTGGCCCAGGTACTATACGTAGGGCTAAAGGTGGTTCAGTGTCATCTCGCGCAGATGGCTGTGCAACTAAAGGTAAAACAAAAGGGAAGATAATATAATGGCAGACGCAATTAAAGATGCAGTATTAAAAGGTGGTATGCAAGGTGGTATGCAAGGTGGTAAGGACAAAGCGAAAGCAGCACCAAAAGAACCTGTAGAAGAAATCCCATCTGAGATTAAAGATAAACTACAGACTATGAAAAATCAAAGAGCTGCTGAAAATTATCAGAAGACTAAAGATAACAAAGCTGGCGGAATGATTAAAATGTCTAAAGGTGGTTCAGCTTCAGCCCGTGCTGATGGTTGTGCTGTTAAAGGCAAAACTCGCGGTAAGATGGTGTAATCATGCGAGCCTCTCGCGGTATGGGGGCAATAGCCCCTTCTAAAATGCCTAAGAAAAAGATTATCAAACGCAAAGATAATCCTGAAGACGTAGAGATGTTCAAAAAGGGCGGTAAAGTAAACCTTCCTGGGCTATATGCTAATATCCACGCTAAGCGGAAACGTATGGCTGAAGGCTCTGGAGAGAAGATGCGTAAACCCGGAAGTTCAGGTGCGCCTACTTCCGATGCATTTAAAAAGTCAGCATTAACGGCTAAAAAATAAAGAGATAAATAATGCGATGCTACTTTAGCTTTATTACTGGAGTGATGGTTGGGCTAGAGTTAGAGGAAAGCGAAGACTGTAATTATTTGATTATAGAGCTTTTCATCGTGCAATTCATATTTGAATGGGAAAAATAAATTGGCAACCACAGGTGCATCATCATTTAATCTAGACCTTAATGACCTCGTAGAAGAGGCTTTTGAGCGTTGTGGTAAAGAGCTTCGTACTGGTTATGACTTGCGCACCGCGCGACGTAGCTTGAACTTACTTACTGTTGAGTGGGCAAACCGTGGCATAAACCTATGGACAATTGAACAAGGCACGATTGTGATGGCGACTGGGCAGGCGGTATATCCACTACCTGTTAACACGATTGACTTGTTAGACCAAGTAATACGCCAAAACAACGGTACTACAAACCAGATTGATATCAATATCAACCGTATATCTGAGTCAACCTACAGCACTATCCCTAACAAGTTAACACAGGGTCGCCCTATTCAGGTGTGGATTAACCGCCAGTCAGGTGCATCAAATGCTACGACAGTGACTTTGAACGGTGGCATATCTGCTACAGACACTACAATTACAGTAAACTCTACAGCTAACCTATCCTCATCAGGGTTTATACAAATTGATAACGAAGTTATTAGCTACCCTAACGTAAGTGGAAACCAGCTTATCAACTGTGCCCGAGGCCAGAACAATACAACCGCGGCTTCTCATTTAACAGGCGCTTCGTTAACTACTTTAAACCTTCCGTCAATTAATGTATGGCCAACACCAAATGCTCAGGGTAATCAGTACACCTTTGTTTATTGGCGTTTACGTCGTGTTCAAGATGCTGGTGATGGTGTTAATACACAAGACATTCCGTTCCGGTTCTTAAACTGCATGGTAGCAGGGCTAGCGTATTACTTATCTGTTAAACTACCTGATGTACCGATGGAACGCATTACTGGACTTAAAGCGGACTACGAACAGCAGTTTCAATTAGCGGCGGATGAAGATAGAGAAAAGGCATCGATACGGTTTGTTCCACGTAATATGTCGTATACGAGGTAATCATGCCCACCAAGTATGCTAGTGGTAAACATAGTATTGCAGAGTGCGACCGTTGCGGTCAGCGCTATATGCTTAAACAGCTTAAAAAGCTAACTATTAAAACGAAACAAGTAAGTATTAAGGTGTGCCCAGAGTGCTGGGACCCTGACCAGCCGCAACTACAACTAGGTATGTACCCAGTTAATGACCCACAAGCGGTTAGAGAACCACGACCCGATACCAGTTATGCAGTATCAGGAATAGGACCAGACGGTAATCCAGAGGGTGGTAGTAGGGTGTTTCAGTGGGGGTGGGCACCTGTAGGTGGGGCAAGAGGGAGTGACACGGGTTTAACACCTAATGACTTGATTGCCCAAGGACAAGTAGGTATAGTAACGGTATCAACAACTTAGGAGTATTAACATGGCATACAAATCAGGCGCCGATGGCGTAGCAAAACAAGGTAAGACAAAAGGTAGAAACTTAGGTGATTCAGGTCCAAACGTAGCAATTGAAAACGGCCCTAAATCTACAGGTAGTAAAGGTGGCAAAACTAATGCTGACATGAAGAAAATGGGTCGTGGCTTAGCTAAGATTGCTGCACAGAAAAAGGGATAATATCATGGGTAAATCAGCACAAGACTCAACAGGGTTTGTTTTCCCTACAGGCGGCGGTAACGATATTGGTATGTATAAACAGCCAATGCCAAATGCAGATACGCAGCCAGAAAGCATTATCTCTAAATCAGGTAATGGCGTAAATGAACTTAACATAGCCGTAGGTAATACAAGTAAAGGTAATGTTAAGGGTATTAATCCTTATGGTACTGGCGAAATGCGTGGCTATGGCGCTGCAACTAAAGGTCGTAAGATTAGCGGTAAGATGGGTTAAGGTAGGTTAATGAACTACGTTGAACTCAATCAGGCAATTCAGAACTACAGTGAGAATACTGAATCACTGTTTGTTTCAAACATACCTCTGTTCATTAAGGAGGCTGAGTCACGCATATACAACTCAGTGCAATTGCCTTCTTTGCGCAAAAACGTAGTTGGTACATTGACGACAAATAATAAGTATTTATCATGTCCTGATGACTGGTTGGCTACATACTCTATAGCAGTTATTAACGCTGACGGCTCATACACATACCTTTTAAACAAAGACGTTAACTTTATACGTGAATCTTACCCAACGCCAAATAGCACAGGTACACCTAGGTACTACGCTTTATTTGGCCCTAACAGCGGCAACTTAAACGAGCTTACATTTATATTAGGCCCAACTCCTGATACAAGCTACCCAGTAGAGTTGCATTACTTCTACTACCCCGTATCTATTGTTCAGGGTGTAATAAGTTCAATTAGCTCTGTAACTGCTGGCTCTGGCTATAACAACGGCGTTTACACAAACGTGTCATTAACTGGCGGTACTGGAAACGGTGCAGCTGCTACTATTGTGGTTGCTGGCGGAGTAGTTACATCTGTATCTATTACCAATGGTGGTTCTTTATACTCAGTAGGTAATGTTCTGA